GTAGGAGCTTCAAACACTTCACGTCGAGCATCTCCTCCTGCTCTAGCTTCAATTGCCATATGAGCAATACTATCAGCAGGCGCTCTCCTCAAAACTTCAATTATACCATCGTCAGCTACTGCCTCACTAACATGATCTACCTGAAACATCTCGCCATTATGTACTCGATAGTGTACAGTATCAATTAGAATCAAGTGTCCCGTAAACTGATCAATTTGTGCAGGACCATTTCTATTATTATCTATTAACTGAACATTATCGGTCACAATTTTATTCCCCTTCCACTTGAATCTTATTATCTAGCGAAACATTGCCTTCTTCAGATTCCCTACCCACTAAAGCAGCATCCTCAGCTATCCCCTTAACTTCCAAAGGTCTAACGACTCCCATCAAATCGCGTATCTCACTTACAACTGGATCTTCAGGATCAAGTACCGCACCTGCCGTTGCCAGGTCTCGTAAAGTTGAAGCTATCTGTTCCACATCAGAATGCCTTACAGCCTCAGTACTAACCATAGGTTTCATTTCTTCTGGCCAGCCGTTCAACGTCCATAATGTTCCCAGTAAATCCGTTACCACAGCTTCTCGTACTTCGTCTAAGGCTCCATCTATCAGGAGGAAGAAACTATTGGTCTTATCTCCACTTAGCGCCAAACTACCCTTACCATCAGAGCCTAGCATAAGTTGCTCAGCACCCAAGATACGAGCTATTTCCCGATTGAGACGCTCGATAGCAGAAGCATTTTCTTTAAAGCTAGTAGCAGAACCTTTCATCAGTCCTACGTCCCACTGACGCATACTAGATGCCTTACCGGCTTCATCCTTGCTCTCATAGGTCATACTATCGAGCAGCAAACCAAGTTTGGCAGTCTTCACATGATTTTTAATGAAATCACGCATTGGAGCTTCAATAGTTACTCGTTGTGCTTCACTAAGCTCCCCTGCTGCTACCATTCTAGCAAGTTCGGTAAAGGGTCCTCGACCTATCGGCACTCCTCGTAGATCTGTCTCAAAACCAAAGCCTTCAAGTTGTTCATATCGCGCTAGACGCTGAGCAGGAGCAACGATATGTCTAAACAATCCAAGGCCCTCTGGACTATCACTTAAAGTATCATCAACAAGATACAGTAATTTTTGACGAGGCAAGTAAATTTCTTTAGAAGTCTGTGGGCTTCGTTGAGCTACTCCACGGATGAACCCATCATCATCCATATCCCATCTTTCTATTGTAAGTTGGGCACGAGGAGCTACATCGGCAAGAGTTAGTAGGCCATCAGGTCGACGTCTTGCTGTCCATTCTTGAATACTAAATCCATAGAACCTATACATGGCAGCTCGACGCACAATTCGATGCCAAGGAGTAACTGGATCAGAAGTTAACATCTCTTCTGCCAATATCGCGAAGTGACCATCAGTATCGGCGTCAGAAGGCTTAAAAGACCATTCAGCCTTAGCTATGAGATTTAGGAAATAACGTGTACCAGCTGCAACAATACTTGTATTGGCGAGAATTTCAGAGAAAGTTTTGTATCTTTCCTCACGACTCTGCAGATTGGCATTTTTCTCTTCTTCCTGAATATATCCGCCATATATCGCAACTCCAGGGGCACCCAGTGTTTCAGTTGGACGTACCTTGCGGCGTAATCTAGAAATAAATGCGTCTAGAGGTTTAGGCATAATTTAAAGATATTTCTCTCCCAGATATTCTAGAAAGGTCAATAACTGTACCAATGTTAAAACTTATCGCACGACGATGCTAATGACAAGCCGTTGTTACACCAGTGCTTACTCTTCAAGAACTACTGTCTCTGGAGCAACCATTGATATCTTACCCCGTTTAGCTCTTCGCACCCCTTCTAAAGCGTATCTGCTGCCATCAATAATATGATTATCTTTATCTGCCAGCTCTGGTATTACTTCATCAGTTAAAGGATCTACTTTATAGGAATAATGCGTCAACTCATCTCGTACATGCTGACAGCGAGGATGAACTACTATATCATAGGATTTCATGAATTCTACACCATCTTCAATTGACCCTGCGCCTTTTCTTGCAGGAATAATATTAAAATTCCGATCTTTTAAATAGCGTATAGTATCAGGCCTGGCACTATCTCCTATAATCCTATGTCGTTTGGCATTAAAAATACCAGGATGCCCAAAAGAATTTAACCAACGTGGAGGATCTCTATCATCTGAGCCAGCGAATAAAGAAGGAATTTCATCTATTACACAACCTATCTTGTATGCTTCATTTCTAAAATATAAAGTTCTTTCCCAAACGAAACATTCAACCAAGACAGTTGGATCAACTGAAAAGCCCCAATCAGCACCCAGTCTAGGTACACAATCGGCGGGAATATGAGCATCTAGGTCCTCTACAGTCCAATTTCGGAAAACCCTAGCTTCGCTCCGAACAATTGGATGGCCTTCCCAGACATGTAGCCATTTATCTCGATCTTTAAGTTTATCCCATTCCATCTCCTCCCGAAGCACCTCAGGAAACCAAGGATTATCGCGCCAGTTGACTTCCCGGACAATGGACCGAGGTGGTGGTCCTTTATCTCCAAGAAACATATTATCAACGGGATCAGTTGCCTGGCGACGATTCCAGGACCACCATAATTCAGAGTCATCTTTACGAACAGTAGGAGTAAGTAGCCCAATAGATCGCTTGGAAACAGTATTTGCTTCCTCTACCCAGGCCCCATCGAGACCTTCCATAGATTTCACACTGTCTGGATTGCTTCTTAGACCAGCAAATAGAAACTCAGTACGACCATCACCTCCTGTAATACCCCTATCGGTTATTTTATAATAGCCATTGCCTCCTGTAGCTACCGAGCCAAGGCCTGCAACATGTATTTTGTCCTCAAGTAGCCTTTTAACAGAAGCATTAATAGAGTTCTGGATCTCGCGAGCGAATAACCAACGGAAGTCTTTACGCTCGTAGCCTCGAAGGACAAGTTCTTGAGCAAATGAATGTGATTTTGCACCACCACGACCTCCATAGAAGGCTTTATTACGTGCTGGTGTCTTCAATTCACGGAAAGCAAAAGGTAATGAAAGAACCAGAGTCTAATCCTCCAATGGATCAAAAGCTATAAGCTTAGCAGCAACTTCGTTGTCAATAATCTTATTGTCAATAGCCTCATTATCAATAGCTTTCCGTTCGTAATCTCCAACGCTCTTTCCATCAGGCATGACATACTGAACAATAATTTCATTCTGTACAGGGCCTCCACCTGCACCTGTTAAAGCTACTTCAGTCTTCTCCTTGTAAATAGGCCGATGCGATCTAGTATACACCTCAAGCAAACGGTCAGATTTACGTGGAATAGTAAAAGGCATTGGATTGAAGTCATTATCTAAAACTAATTCACCAGTTACTGGATCTCGTTGCCAAATAGGTTCTCCCCGATATAAAATAGGTTCTTCCCAACCTTCAACACCACGACGTCTTAGTTCCATTTCAGCTACATCTACTGCCTGTTGGTAAGCATCCTCACAGGCTTCAGCGAATTCAGGGTCTTTAGTACGCCAATTATTTATAGTTGCACGAGGTATTCCAACAGCGTCTGCGGCAATTGTAATCACTCCGTGAGCTTTCAGAGCACTTACAAAGGCTGCTTTACGAGCAGGACGCAAGTCTTTGGCATAGCGCTTTAAGGGATTTTCTACTGAATTTAGCATATCAATAAGTTATCACAGGCCAACAGCTTCAGGAAACCAGTGCTATTTAGTCCTTAACTAGTATTAGAGCTTGTTCCTCGTCAAATCCTTCTTTGATTAATGCAAGGTATCTTGCATGCCTAACCTTTGCATCTGCTTGAACGAAGTCAATATATGTTGGTATTTGTCGAATATAAGCATCAACTGTTGCTCTGAACTCATCAATATTTTGTGGAATATCCACAACTTTCATAACCATTATCATTTTTCCTTATTTAGTTTTGATGCCACTGGAAGCAAGAACTATTGCTGCTTTCCTAAATTGTCCTACAGATATAGCTGGTAATTCTGGTGAAGGTCTCAACGCTGTTACCTTATCTTCACAATCACTATATAATGAAGGATGTCCTTTCGAATCTTTCCAACCAAAGGCACAACGTTCACCAAATTTAGCAAAAGGTCTTAAGGCAGTTCGCAATTTTTCAATCTCAGGATCTACTTTGTCTTCTTGTTTAGGCACATGTCGATGTGGAGTTCCAGACTCTAAGGTCTTATCAATAATCCGCCTTTCTTCATTTATAAGAGTATCAACCTCCCGTCTCTCTTTTCCTATTTTACTTCCCATAGTTATAATTCGTGTTTTATACTTTGGGCTATTATATATCTGATTTTTCATACTTTCAGGTAGTTCTATATTATGAAAAGATGCAGTTCTTTCTCCAGAGTCTTTAACAGGAATTCCTATTATAGGACCAAGTTCTTCAAGTAATATAGAAATATCATCTAACCAATCAACTTCACTAAATGAATGAGCATGAGGATCATTTGTTGATTTTAAGGTAATAAGTAGGATTTTAATTCGGGTTTCAGCTTGTTTGAGTTTATCTTTAGCCCTATTTAAATCATTTTCAGCTTGATTGGGACGTTTTGTCCACATTCGAGCTAAATACTCCTTAGATTGTCGCTCTGCTCGCTTTATAGCAATTTGTATTGCCTCGTTAACATCAAGGCTCCCATTATCAGATATATTTTTCTCATTAGAAGCTATACGCCTTTCTTCTTTCATAGGGATATCAATATGTCCTTCAATTTCTGGACGTTTAGAGCCTTTATCCTTAGCAGGAATTTCTTCGGAGTGTTTATCTTGTAAATGCGGAGGAAGACTTGATGATCGTCCAGATAGTTCTTCAATAACTCTTTTTAAAAGCTCTTCTTTAGTAACTCCTTTCTCTGGTGCCAAATCAATAATAGTACCATTAGTCAAGGTAATTTTTATGTCACCGTTTGTCAGTGCAACAACTAGACTGACATGATCGGGGTTCATATAGCTATTCAGAGCATTCACAAATCTCAGGTTCATGATCTTATTTCCCTTACGCTCAGCATGCCTGTAAAGATTTTATCTTATCAGGTTCCTTGGCTATTAGGATCCATCGTTCTTTGTACAATGTGTTCTTGTACCTATTGTACTTAAATTTATAAATTTGAATATTTGAGCAGAAAATGAGAATGACTATCTGGATTAATAAATCTGGATATTGGAACAAAAAATGAGAATGACTATCCGAATTCGGTAACTAGGAAAGGGAACTAAAAATTAGAGGAGTAAAAACTAATTTCCCTAAGGAGACTCAATTTGTAAAAATCGCCCGGCCAACTCACGTGTCAAAACGAAGCGCCCCGAAATGATACGCCCCGAAATGACACACATTACTATTAGTTGAATAATTTTTAAAGTTATACTACTGTCTCAAAACGAAGCGCCCCGATATGATACGCCCTGATATGATACGCCCTGATATGATACGCCCCGATATGATACGCCCCATTTCGAAGCGCCCCATTTCGAAGCGCCCCATTTTGAAACGCCCCAAAATGACACACCTATTAAAAGTAGTATAACTTCGAATATATTCTCCACCCCAATAAGTTGAATAATTTCGAATATATTCTCCACCCCAATAAGTTGAATAATTTCGAATATACTCTCCACACCTATTAGTAGTATAATTTCGAACTCTTACGCGTGCGAAGACAAAAATATAATCGTGTCAAATCGATCGATTATTTGAGGGGTGTATCAAATCGAAGCGCCCCAGTATGATACAACTCGAAAAATATACTGGACCTATTGAAAAATATATCTGGCCCCTTATTATTTCAAAATATTCAAATTTTTTTATTTACAAACGAGGGGAGATGTGTTATATTTAATAATCGAATTTAACTAAGGAGACGAGACATGACCAAGACAAAATTTTTTATTCGATCGACTATTTCTGACCTTAACAAGGGGGGAGAAATAATCGAAGTTCGAACAAATATTTATTCGATCGACGAAATGGTCGAACTTTTCGAAGTCGACGAAGAGTCTCGACTTGACATAGGTCAAATAATCGAACGAGTTGATCAAAATATTGTCACTCAATTTGTCGATCTCGAGACCTGGTTCGAAAATAGTCCCGATAATGATGTATGTTTTAAATAAATTTTCAAAGTGGGGGGTGTATCAAAACGATACGCCCCACTATGAGACAAGTTATATAATTAATTATTTGATCAATTCGAATAATTAATTATATAACTAAAAAGGGCTTCTGCCCAAAAAGGGCTTCTGCCCAAAAAGGGCTTCTGCCCAAAAAGGGCTTCTGCCCAAAAAGGGCTTCTGCCCAAAAAGGACTCTTGCCCAAAAAGGACTCTTGCCCAAAAATGACTTCTGCCCAAAAATGACTTCTGCCCAAAAAGGACTCTTGCCCAAAAAAGACTCTTGCCCAAAAAAGGCTTTTGCCTAAAAATGACTTCTGCCCAATCCGGACTTTTGTCCAGATAGCTCTTACCCATTTCCCTTAATAATTGCTGAGTTCTATTAAGACCAAGGTAGGATTATACTCCTGGACGACTTGTACAGCGGACAGTTCTTCAAGCTGTACTTAAAAAGGTTAAGAAAAACAATAACTTAAACATCAATTACAACTAGTACAATTAGTATAATATAATATCGCTATACGAATCTTAAATTTATATTTTTTATATAGCAACTTAGCACGTTGTACGTCGGTCAGGCCGTACGATCCAGTAGCAAATCGCTAAATTTGTACACTCAGGACGCTTTGTACAAGCTCTGAGCCAACTACAAGCTCCCTCAAGAGACCTAAGAGCTAGGAAATCTTGAGGGAACTGATTGCTCTAGGAAATCTAAACCTTTAATCCTTTATAGCCACTTTTTGGAAGTCAATCATTGTTTTATGCATCTCTAAAAGCTGAAATTTCTCAGAGGCATAATTTTCCAAAACTTCTTTTTGGGCTTGTTCAATCATGTTAGAGACATTATGACCACCTGACCAAGTACCCTTCTTATAGGATGCTTCCTTATGAAGCTGAAGCTGTACAAAGCTCACAGTAGCATCTGGTCTTAGCCAATCTTGTTTTCTCATAATGGCCAAAATATATTCCTCAACCTCAGCCTTATAAGCCTTGATATATTCTTTCAAGGTTTCATCCATCTTGGTCCTGAGTTTGTTAGTCTCAATCACTTTATTCTGTACTTTGTTAGTCATTTTCTGTCTCCTAGTTGAATTCTTATTACCTATTATATATAGGCCTTTTCCCAGTGATTGTAAACATTTATTTTCACTTATTTGAAATTAATTTAGGGCTAGATATTGGACCTAACTGGAACCAGATTCCCTTATCATATATCCCAGTAAAAGTAAACCCCCTTATAGGAAAAAAATTATTCAATTAAAAGTATTATCATCTCTATATCATATTTCCCAATAAAAGTAAACATTTTTAATAGGGCCAGGTGAATATATCTAGCCCTAAATTAATTTCAAATAAGTGAAAATAAATGTTTACAATCACTGGGAAAAGGCCTATATATAATAGGTAATAAGAATTCAAAATAAGGATATTGAGATGACTGAACAATGGAATTCTGAAGATCTCTTAAAAGGTCTAAAGGTCTATTTGAATGATATTCCAGAAAATCATTGTGGTGATGATACTCCAGAAAATGAAATTAATATTATTGAGTTTTTCATCTCAAGAATTAATCAATCATTTCCAGATAGTATTAATTGGAATAACATTGTTAACTTATCTCAAGAAAACCCAACTAAGTCTTTTCATGATACTTTAGAGGCAATGTGGTGGGTTCTAGACTCAATGGGTTATGAAGTTGAGTATGATACTTTCTATAAGGAGACAATGAGATGACCAAAGTGTGGAAAGATGTAGATGAAAGAGGACGTTGTGTTGACACTGTGAAATTCCAAGGACTTTGGTATGATCTTGTCCCAAATAGTTTGGGCACAGTTCAAGGAAAACCTGAATTATTGTGTCAAACATATTATAGTCAGGATTTTGATGATGATGGTGCAAGAGAAAGTCACTTAATCGTTAATTCCAAAGATCAAGCTATTCTAGACTAAAGAGCTTTTGCCCATTTGACTTTTGCCCAAGGAGACAGAAAATGACTAAAGTGTGGAGATTGACAGAGGTACATCCAGATGTAATCGTGGATGACAATACCTCAACAAGGATTGAAAATGCCATTGATCCTTTCATGAATTTGTTTACTTCAGAGGCAGATGCCTTGAAGGCTATGAATAAAGCCCGAAAAGATTTAACTGAAGAAGGTTATATTCTTGATTGGGATATCGCAGAAGACGGTCTATCAATGATAGGAAGACTATCAGATCAAGAAGATACTATCTACCTCACAATAAAGGCTATTGAAATTAGGTAGAAATTACAGCCTAGGTATCATTGAGGTGATACCTTTACGGTAATTCCGCCGAACGGCACTTTTGCCAAAAGGAGATAGAATATGACCAAAGATCTTAAAACCAAAACTAATGCAACCTTGGTTAACATCTATAATGGCTTTTGCCCTGACAAACCTTTATCTGGATGGAAAGGCAAGAAGTCTGATCTGATCGATCGTATTGAAGCCTTGACGCCCAAGCAGACTATTCAATCCCTGGCGATCGAGCTTCTTTGTCAAGTTACCCATTATGAGAATAAGACCGAGAAATCTGGCAATGAAAATCTGGTCACCAAGGACAATCCAAATGCCCGTTCGGTTGGCCTTCCATATGATCAAGTGTTAAAGCAGATCCACGAAGTCTTTGAAGGCTGCAAGACTACGGTGGATTGTCTTCGCTGGTACGCTTCAAAGATCCGCAAAGGTGAGCCTGGTTATGAAGATATGCGTACACCTCAACGCCGGCCCCGTGTAAAACGGCTCTTGCCCGTCTAGATGGGACTTTTATCCAATTAGCTCTTGCCTATTTAACTTTTGCCCATAAGGAATAAGAACATGTCTAAAGCTAGTGAACTGCAAACTAAGAAAGCTTTTGAGTTACAAACTGAAGCTTTTGAAGTTGAAATTGAAAATTCCATTAAAGCTCAAATAAAAGAGCAAATTGAGAAAGGTATTGAACAAGCTGAAAATCTAGAAGATGGTTTAGCCCAACTCACAGATTATACTATCAGCTTTGTACAACTTTGGCTTTATAGAGAAGTTGCTTATAAGCAAATTTATATTGGACTTCTTCATGATTATGCAATTAATGAGGACAAACTTAAAAATATGGTGGATGATGTTACCCATTGAATTGCAGCCTAGGCACCATTTCGGTGGTGTCTTTACGGCAATTCCGCCAAAGGAGATAAGAATATGAAACAATTCTATATTCACAAGATCATATACGACGAGAAGGGAACTATTGTAAAGGTTGTTACTCAAGTATATGACGATAATGAGATGAACGAGACTTTCGATGTAAATGAAAGATTGGTACTTGCATACGGTGACATTTTGAAACGTCAAGGTATCAATAAGCGTGTCGAATATGTTGATTTGGTTGCTTCCTATGAGTTCAAAATCTGCTCATAAAGGGCTCTTGCCCGGAAAGGGCTCTTGCCCGGAAAGGGCTCTTGCCCGGAAAGGGCTCTTGCCCGGAAAGGGCTCTTGCCCGGAAAGGGCTCTTGCC